ACGCCAACACGGAAGCGGCCATGCTGCGCTATACGGTGCGGCTGACCGATCCAACCAAGTTTTCCCCGCTCTTCGTCGTCGCCCTCTCCTGGCATCTGTCCGCTTGGCTCGCCATGCCGATGACGCGCGACCCTAAGATTAGGCGCGACGCCTTCCAGATCGCCCAACAGATGCAGGGCGAAGCGGCCGAACGCGACGCCAACCAGACGCGGGCAACGTCGGAATTCACTTCAAGCTTTCTGGAGGCGCGACTTTAATGGCCGATCTGCGCGCCTATCAACCGTCGTTCGTTGCCGGCGAATTGTCTCCGTCCTTGTGGGGCCGCGTCGATATCGCGAAATATGGCTCCGGCCTTCAGACGGCGCTGAACCTCATCATCCACGCCCACGGCGGCGCGTCAAACCGCGCCGGCCTGGAGTTTATCCGGGAAGTCAAGACCAGCGCCCAGGCAACGCGCCTTATCCCGTTCCAGTTCAACACGGCTCAATCGTATGTCCTGGAGTTCGGCCACCTGTATATGAGAGTTTACCGAGACGGCGGACTTGTCCTCAAGCCCGATGGCGTCACGCCTTATGAACTGGTCACGCCATACACGGCCGCCCAAGTCGCCGACGTGGTTTATGGGCAAGAGGCCGATGTTATCTACCTGACGCACCAAAGCCATCCGCCTCGGAAGCTCGGGCGCACGGCGGATAACGCTTGGACGCTCACAGTCATGACGTTCCTGCCGGGGATCGTCCCGCCAGTGCTGGCTAGCGCGGTTGCGACGGGCAACACGTCGGGAAAGCCCGGATACATCGCCACGACCTATCAATACGTCGTGTCCGCTATCAAGGCCGATACGGGCGAAGAAAGCTTGCAATCGAATACGGGGACGTGCGTGAACGATCTGACGCTTGCGGGCGGCATCAATACTGTCACCTGGGCGGCCGTCGCGGGCGCTGATAGGTACATCGTATATCGCTACGATCAAGGCGTTTTCGGCTATATCGGCGGCACGTCTGGACTTTCGCTGGCTGATGAAAACATTACGCCGGATCTCTCAGATACGCCCCAGGCCGGTATCAATCCGTTCGTCGGCGCGGGCAATTATCCGGCCATCTCAACCTTCATTGAGCAGCGGCTTGCCTTCGCGGCGTCGCTGAACAATCCCCAGGCCGTTTGGCTGTCGCAGTCGGCGAACTACGAGAATTTCGGCTACTCCTCGCCGGCCAAGGCCTCCGACGCCGTGACGTTCCGCGTTCGGGCTCGGCAGGTCAACTCTGTCCGCGCCATGATCGCCCTGCGCGGTTTGATGCTCCTCACGTCTGGCGCTGAGTGGGTTGTCACTGGCGGCACGCAATCCGACACTATCGGGCCGAATGCCATCAAGCTCGACAACCAAGGCTATCGCGGGTGCGCGTCCGTCCAGCCTATTGTTGTCGGCAATACGGTCCTCTTCGCGCAACGCCTGGGCGGCGTCATCCGCGACTTTACCTATGACCTGACAACGGGCGGCTATGACGGCGCTGACTTGACCATCCTGGCGCGTCATCTTTTCAAGGGCAAGAGCATTAAAAAATGGGCGTATGCCCAGTCCCCCGACAGCATTGTTTGGGTTGTCCTTTCCGATGGCTCGCTTGTCTCGCTCACCTACATGAAAGAACAGCAGGTTTGGGCCTGGACGCGCCACGATAGCGCGGGAGGCTTTTTCGAGGACGTTGTTTGCATTGAGGAAGGCGGCGAGGATACGCCGTATTTCCTGATCCGCCGCACCATCGGCGGCGTTCAGCGTCGCTATATCGAACGGCTGCACACGCGCGCCATGGGAACGGTGGCCGATGCGTTCTTTGTCGATAGCGGCTTGACGTACAGCGGGCCGCCTACGGCCGTTCTCGCGGGCTTGGGGCATCTGGAGGGGGAAACCCTTTCTGCGCTCTGTGACGGCAACGTTGTCCTCGGCCTGACGGTTACAGGCGGCGCTGTGACGCTGCCTAATCCCGCGTCGCTCGTGCATATCGGCCTGCCGATCACGGCGACCCTTCAGACGCTCGCGCTCGATCTTGGCCAAATGCCGGGTCTTGGAACCGTTCAAGGTCGCATGAAGTCGGTTGCTGAGGTCACGTTGCGCGTCGAGGAAACGCGCGGGATTTTCATCGGGCCGAAGGACGGCGAGCGCGGCGACCCTGGGCTAGTCGAGTACAAGCAGCGCAACACCGAAGCGTGGGGCGACGCCATCCAGCTTTATACCGGCGATATCCGGATTACCCCGGCATGGGATTGGAACACGCACGGTTCAATGGTCGTGAAGCAGTTCGACCCCCTGCCCATGTCCGTCCTGGCAATCATGCCTGACGTGCAGGTGGCGAAATGATGATGACGATTGAAAAGCCCAGGCCGTGGCATGTCTCCTGGGTGTCGGACCACATGCGCCAAGCGGATCGGGATGAAGTCAAGGCTTCCGGCGACCGCGAACCGGAAGCCGCTCTTTGGTTCTCGATTGATCATTCCGACGCGGCTTGGACGGTCCTTTTTGACGGCATACCGGCCGCGATCTTTGGCGTTGGCGTCGTCAGTATCGCGACCGGCACCGCCGCGCCCTGGATGCTCGCCACCCCCGCGATTGAGCATCACAGGCGCGAGTTCCTTCGAACGTCTGCCGATTTCAGAAACCAACTGTTGAAGCAATATTCGACGCTTAGAAACGCTGTTGATGCTCGGAACACTGTCGCCATTCGCTGGCTGAAATGGCTTGGCTTCAGCTTCTACGAACAACCGTTGAAATATCGGGGCTACGAGTTCCGCATTTTCGAATTGAGGGCTGGCGATGTGTGATCTTGGAATTGCTCTGGCGATTGGCTCGACGCTGATTGGCGCGGCCGGTCAAGTCCAGGAAGCAAAAGCATCCTCCCAGGCCGCCAAATACAACGCCCAGGTCGCGAACATGAACGCGGACCTTGCGAATACCCAGGCAAAGCAGGCTATCGAAAGCGGCGCTCGCGAAGAGCAGATGAAGCGGCTTCAGACTTCGCAGCTTATTGGCAAGCAGAAAGCAGCCATGGCCGCCAACGGCGTTGATCTGAATTTCGGCTCACCTCTCGATACCATCGTTGACACGGCGAAAATGGGCGAGCTGGACGCGCAGACCATCCGCACGAATTCGTACCGCGAAGCTTATGACTATCGCGTGAAGGGTGCGAACTACACGGCCGAAGGGAAGATTGACGAAGCGAAGGCCCGCAACGCGGAGACAGCCGGTTTCATGGGTGCAATCGGAACGATCCTCGGCGGCGGCGGCAAAGCCTACGCCATGAGCAAGGGAGCTTAAGACATGCCTATTGTGCCAACTCCTATGGATGCCGTGAGCGGCGTCGCCCTTCGCCCGCAACAGGCCGGCTATGGCGTCCAGGCCGACGCCGACGCATTCGGCGGCTCTATCGGTCGCGGTATGGAAGCGCTGGCAAGTGGCGTCGGCGATCTCGGCGACGCTGTTGCTCGCGTCAAGAACCTGGACAACGTGAACGCGTCCAAGGATGCCGAAAACAGCCTCGGCGACTGGTACCGAAACGCCATGTATGGTGAAGGCGGCTACGCTACTCTTGAGGGCCGCGCGGCCGTGGACGGGTTCGCGAAGTTTCAGCAGGAGGCGGAAGCGAAGCGCGAGGAGCTTGGCAAAGGCCTGACGCCGGGGGCTGCGAAATATTACGATCAAGCGTCGCGCGACCGGCTCAATTCCGTACTTAATCAGTCCATCCAGCATCAGGCGACGGAAAGAAAATCTTGGTTCACTGATACGTCAAACGCACGTATCGACGGGTTTGGCAACGACGCGCTTTCTTTCTGGAAAGATCCCGCCAAGGTCAACGAAAGCCTTCTCAGCGGCATTGATGAATTGAAGCAGCAAGCCGATATGCACGGTTGGGATAAAAGCGTTTTCGAGCAAAGAAAGCTGGAGTTCGTTTCGGGCGTCACGAAAAATATTGCGCTCCAGATGGCTCAAAACGATCCGCTGGCGGCTGAAAAGTACATCGCCGATGCGGGCGGCCGCCTGAAGGCAACTGACCGCATGGCCCTTTCCAACGCGCTCGAAACGCCAATTCTACAGGCAAAGGCGCAAAAGAATTTCTCCGACTGGATGGCCGGGAACAAAGCCGAACCGACGCCCGAGAAGCAGAGCGGCGGCGATCCTACGCGCGGCATGGGCGGCTTTGCCCTGATCGACCACGGCCCGACGCGGATAACTTCGACCAATATTCGCGGATCGCAAGGTTTCCAGCAGGTCGCTAGTCAGCTTGTGGGCGCGACGGAAGGCGCGAACAGCGCCGCTATTTCTCAGTTCATCAAGCAGGCGTGCGGCATCAACGTTGATCCTCGCGTGACGCCTTGGTGCGCCGGCTTCGTCAACGGCGTCCTCGGCGCGCAAGGCATCAAGGGTACGGGCTCGCTCGCGGCTCGATCCTTCTTGAATTTCGGGAGCGCAACCGACAACCCGAAGCCGGGGGATATCGTCGTTCTCGGCCGTGGTGGCGATCCGTCCAAGGGGCACGTTGGCTTTTTCCAAGGCTACGACGCAAACGGCCGCATTCTTGTCCTCGGCGGCAACCAGGGCGCGGACGGCCGCGTTTCCGTGTCGTCGCAGAGTCCTGATAATTTGCTTGGCTTCCGTACTGCCGGGGCCGTCACCGAACATAGCGCAGCTCTTCCGAACTATACTCCGGAAGGTCTTGCCGCGATCCAGGAAAAACTAGACGCGATCACAGATCCGAAGGAGCGCGCCGCCACGCAAGCGCTAT